AATTAATATAAAACGGAGTCGTTATATCAGAGTATATCTCTTCTACACGAGCTGTTTGGGTGTTTCGACGAGTTCTTTTTATAACAGCCATTTTTTATCCGTTGAATTCTGCCGCTGTAATTGCTAGCGTGTTTACAGTTTGTGATTCTACGCCTCCGATAACATCCACATCGCCAGAAACATTAAATGATCCTTGTAGCGAGGCTGTTCCTCCAGTAGCAGTTATATTTGCAACATGAAGAGTACCTTCTATAATTGTATCTCCTGTCACTGTAACTCTTCCATCAACAGTGGCTTGAGGTGTTTTTAATACTGTGCTGCCCTCAACATTAATGTTAGCATTTCCTTTAATATTAACACTAACGTTACCTTGGACATAAACTACATCATCTTTAGCAGTTATTTGATATCGGTTGCCAACTGCTTTAGATACGTATTGTCCGTTTTCATCTATTTCTACATAAGTTCCAGATTTGTGGTAAATGTGTATACGTTCGAAATTGGGAGTATCATCAACTTCTATAACATGGCCGCTTTCAGTACGCAACACTTTGTTATAAGGGTATTTAGCACGATACGCAGAACCAGGTTCCGGACCTAACTGTTCTTTATTAACTAAATTAATTTCGCGAGCTTCTGGAGGAACATCGTGGTTATCTACATTAATTCCTGGTATACCAGCAAGCGCTCCCATAATTACGGGATTGTTTCCATCCTCGCCGTCCATGAAAAAACCAATCACGGTAGTACCAACTTGTATTCCTACAGGAGCTTGGCCAACTTTATTATGATTAGCTCCTGTTACAGGGCTCATTACAGTAGCAAAAGGTAAACTTGATGTTTCAACCCGACTTTGTTTTTGAGAATGTACATTGTATATGCGTACACGCAATCTACCAAGTTTTAAAGGGTCCTCGCGGTCTTCCACAACTCCAACAAACCACCGAAACCCTTCTTCTCCTATGTGTCTTGTTGTCATCCGTTAAATCCTATCTTATTACAATCAAAAGTCACATTATGTTTAAATTTTTTATCTTCCTGGGTTATGATATGACGTAGCTTTGTAATCATATATTTTCCAGAATACCGTTTATCGGGAGATTTCTTTTCTGTAGAGCCTGACAGATCAGGTAGATTTAATTCTACCATATCCCCCACAGTCAAATAGTTGTCTCCATAAGCCATACATCGCGTGACGTTTTGGTTAAACAATTTAACAAACGCATGTCTATAACCCATCAAATCGGAAACAAAGTCGTTGCCCCTACTTGAATCTTTAGGAGCAAACATATAGTAAGGAGCTCCTTGTTTTGCCTCACTTATAAGTTTATTGCTGTTAGGTATTCTTGTTTTCTTATCCCCTGTTTCAAACTTGTGAGCTTGTTTATCTAATTCAAAGAGCGTTTCTTGAAATTCTTTAGATAACATATCATAAGAGCGGACCGTGTTTTTAAACATTCCTCCAGACATCTTATCTATGGTATCAAATTTGGAAAGATGCTCATAACGTTGGAGATTGCGAAAAGCATGGGCTTGACGTTCTTTGTCGGATATGATATTTGGACTATAAGTGAATACTCTTGATCCAATTGTTTTAGACCCGTCCTCAATCAATTTCTCTAACGACACAAAATTAAATCCATGTTGATTTTCATAAAATACAAAAACTCCCCCTGAAGGTCTTTTAGCTACAGCTTTCTGTCTTAGAAAATCAATTGCCTGAAAAGGACTCATTTTAGGAATTGTAGTGGAGATTAGTCCCCTTGTAGTTTCTACAATTGTTGTTTTTTTTGTATGTAATTCATTAATAATAATATCAGCTACCATTTCGGCTACCGTGTTATTGTATCCTTTGTCTACTTGGTTTACGCTATTAACAAAATGTTCATTAGATACACATTTTAAAATATACGCAGAGGCTTTACCGGTTGGATTAGCTACGGTACCATCAACAGCAAAAGTGCGAAATTTATAATTTGTAGGCTTATCCCTTCCTGGAGTAATATAGGATATCTCTACATCTTCTTCTCCTATAATAGGAAAATCCTTTACTAAGTTAGCACTATCGACCATCATTAACTCTGCATATACAGTTGGCTCTTCTACATCTTCAAAAATAGAAAGAGACATAGTCTGAGCTCGTATGTCTACACTAGCAGATTTGTTAAGGTTGGTGATTTTAATACTAATTATTTTAATATCACCTGGTTCATATTGCATCATAGAAGTTCGTCTAACTCTTTTTCTATTTGATCAACATAAGCTTTATCAATAAGTTTTATGTGACGTTTTTGTTCGTTTAATTCATTTTCATAATCATAAGCACTAACATATGTCCAGTATACTGCCTCGTTTGCTGATATTGGGGTAGCAAGAGTTGCAACAGAAGATACAGATGTATTTGTTGTTCCTGTCTGACTAATAATGTTTCCAACAGATCCACTTGTATTAGCAAAAGCTCCAATAATATTATAAACATCAATTGATGTAGTATTACCAATTCGTTTGATAGCAGCAGTAGCTGTAATATTGCCTGAGGTTTTTTGAATAATGTTTTCTTCAGCAACTAGCCCTTGAGAAGAAGCAATTGTCATCTGTTGAATTTTATTTGTATCAGACATTAATTCTAGTGGGGATCGCTCATACGCAACAACATTTTCTGTTGTTCCAAAACGAGGAGTAAAATATTTCTTCGAATAGCTTGGTAAAGCGCTATACCCGGCCGGAGTCAAAATTGTTTCATCTTCATACCAATTTACTCGCCAGTATAAAATCTTTTCTTTAGCTTTTTCTAATGATTGATATTTTCCAATTATAAACTTATCTAATTCTTCTCCTGTTAACGGCCAATCATAAAAAGGATCTACAATCTCGTTTGCCATGTATATTAACCAACTATATCTCGAATCATCATAATAGTTGGCTGCTATAATATCCGGACGCTCTCCCTCCACTATTGTGTAAGGATAATATATTGCTTTTGTTTTTTTTGCTAGTTCGTTAAATTTAACTTTAGCTAGTATATTGACAACAGGATTGTTGTTATAGTATACAATAGGAAATTTTGTAAATAAATTAAACATATAATATTCTTAGTATATTGCTTGCCCTTTTTCATTGACTTGATTATAACCAGCGTCAGGGTTTTTTTGTTTAGGAGCTTCTGTCTTGACAGGAGAAGGTTTATTAACAGAGTTTGTTCCAGCCTCCATAGTAAAGTCGCCTTTCTGCACATCCTCACGGGTTACTGGTTCTACTTCTCCAAACTCTAAACTTATTTCAGCGTCAGTTGGATATTTACCACCCTTAAAGAAAGAAGGACTTCCGTTAGGAGCATAATTCACACTCATACTTTTTAAATAACAATTTTTAAAAGAATATGGCATGTTCCTTGTTTGGAACTCAATTGTGCATATATCGGGGAAATTAAACAACAGTCCTTTTTTTTCCGGTAGCATCCGAATTTTAAATTGTTGTATTATTGACTTTAATGCTTCTGCTTCTTTTTCGGAGTTAGGAGAACATCTAAATCTAAAAGAATGAGATCTTAAATCAATACCTTGAAATTGTAGGGCTTGGTAAGGATTCAGTATTGATCCTGTTACACGGTCAATTGCAGATCCTGCAGTATCGGATATTGATTTAATACCACTTCTTGCTAGATAAGCTAAGTTTGATGGCTGACTTACTATATTAGCTAAAGATCTGCCAGCTTCAGAAGCTTTTCCTTTTGTCATTGTCCCACCTAGCGCATCTTGAGCTGATTTTAGTAGCCCCGATTCTTCTAGCAATCCTGCCATGCCTAGTTGCTTTTCGGCGTATTGTACACTATAGCGCTCACTTAATTCACTTGGAAGGGGCATAAAGATAACAGCTTTTGTAAGCACCTTTCGGGGAGCTACAACAACGTCTTGATAAGCGCTTAAGAATGTAAACTTAATGTAATAATGACCTAAGTCTAATGGAAATTGTAGCTCTTCTGCGGATTTAGTTACTTTACCTCTTACTCCTTCCGGCCGAATATCTTTTATTTTCTCAGCAACTCCCAAACTATCTTTAAATTTGGTTAGAGGAGAGGCAAAAGATTGTAATTGGTTAAAGGCTGCGGTTGCGGCGCCGGAAATAGAGGATCCAGCTTCTTTTAACTTTCCTGTTATACCATCTAAAACCCCTTGCGCCTCATTGAGAGGAGAGAGAACCGTTTGAGATGTGGCTGATACCATACTTTGAACATCTCCAGTAAGTTGGTCTGCTTGGGATTTTAAACTTGCTGGGTTGGTTAAATTTATTGGCATAAATATTTTATATGAGTTATAAAGGTTTCTTTAAGCCCAAAAATCCTAATCGTTATAAAGGCGATCCTACTAACATTGTCTATAGAAGTTCGTGGGAGCTTAAGCTTATGTCTTATTTAGACGTCCATCCAGACATCATGGAGTGGTCTAGCGAAGAGTTTTGTATTCCATATGTGTCTCCTATAGATAAACGAATTCACAGATATTTTCCTGATTTTTACCTAAAAAAGAAAAATATTGAAGGAAAAATAGAAACGCTTGTTATAGAAGTTAAACCTAAGAATCAAGTGGTGCCACCAACAGTGGTTAAAACTAAAACAAGCAAACCAACAAAAAGATATGTGAGGGAAGTAATGACATATGGGGTTAATGAGGCTAAGTGGAAGGCAGCGCAAGCGTTTTGCGAAGACCGTAAGTGGAAATTTATGATAATGACTGAATCAGAATTGGGGATTAAATAATGACTATTGCCGTATTTGACAAGCTATTGAAGCAAGCAGCTCAAGCTGGAATTATAACCAATAAGGCCGTCGATGCTACCAACTGGCTACGGGATAAAGCTTCAGCTGTACGTATTGCAGATCCTCAGCGCGTTATACAACAAGGCGTCGATCGTGGCAGAACCCAGCTAAAAGTTGGTCA